TACCTACTACTCAGCCAAGTCTCTCATCTACCTCTCCAGTTATTGATCAATTATCAGGTGCAGCAGTAAACACTGTTAGAGTGACAACTGACACAGTAGCTAGAGGGTTAGGACTTGAGGGTGATCCCATAAGAGATGCAATCAGAGTTGCTGGCACGGAAGCCATAGCTCAAGGGATCCAAGGTGCCATAAATAATATCACTACGGAGAGCATCAAATCGTACGAAAGTAGACAATCCGATAGCTTCGGTAATTCCGCAGGCGGAGGAGGTGGTACTGGAGGCGTTAGTACAAAACCTGACATGGGTATGGGTGGTAACATACATGTACCTCACTATGTCGATCCTAACTCAACTGCTGTTGTAACAAAACTTAGCACTGATATAGTTCCTAATCTATATACAGACATGTATCTTACTGGTGATACCGCAAATTACGCATACGCTCAGCCTATGCATATGAATGGTATTAAATTTAATATACCTTCTTCTGGTCCTATATATGATTTCTTCACTAATATACTTTGTTTCGATATTAGAAATAGACTTCAAGGAGCTGTATCTTTCTCTGTTCTTAACTCTTTAGTTACCCCAGGTACCATTCTCAGTGCATATAATGCCATATTAAATGCTCTTCAGACGCTTTATTTCTTCGATAGCATTCTTAGTTATACTAATAATCCTCTTAATAGAAATGAAGCTATGCTTCACATCAGATCAAAGATGACTCCTACGGATCTAAATAATCTTTATAGTCTAAGAAGAATACTAGCTGGTACACCTATACCTCCTAATATGCGTGAATTTTGCTTTTACATGATGCAAACTTTCGCTACTTCTGCTATTATGCCTAATTGTTCGTTGTTAAAATTATGTCCAGTCGAGCTCTCTTCCGATTCTAATGGTGAAAGTTACCCCACAGCTTCCACTGTGCCTACTCTCATCTCTAGTCTTGATAGTTATAATGACACTTTCTCACTTATAGCTAGAGCTTGTCCTAATTGGGTTATGCCTGTTCTTACTTCAGGATTCGCCGAACCAATTTTCGATGGACAATATAATACTATGTTTTACAATATGCCTGAATATACAGTTGATGGTACTAGCTTTTGGATTTCTCCCTCTGCAGAAAACAGCGTGGATATAAGATATTTGCTTCATACCAACGACTTTGACGGTTTATTCTACTCTCTTACATCTATATTTAACCCTACTACTAGCACTTGGTCTCCTTCTATGACTACTGTTGTTCTAAGCAACGTACCTAAAGTGCCTGGTGCTGGTCCCCTTACTACTGTTCAGACTAATCGATTCTCATTTAAGCGAAGATCTACAGGTGGCTTTAAATTATTCTACTGGAGTGAGAGTGACTTCTATTCCTCTGGAAGACTTGATACTTATAAAGCTTACAATAATACTTCTAACAACTATTATCAGCTTCAACACTGCGGTACTGAGATTGCTAGAGGTGTTAATACTGATACTATCGCTCAAACTGCTAAGAAATTTGTTGAATGGTTAATGTCTAATACTACTATTGGTAAACTACCTAGCAGATTAGAGTTTGGTGGTAAATCTAATAATAGAGGTAAACCAAAAGGTTATAAACCAAGATCTAAGAAAAATAAATCTAAATAATATCGGAGGTTAATCATGTTTAATCAAAGCGAGATCATTGATGACTCTAACGTAACTAGTGATATTGCAAACCCTTCTAAATTTGATTTCCTTGATAGTCTCGACCTAGACTCTGACGTTAAAAGAAGGCTTTCCATTCATTTGAACTTTATGATTAAAGGTGGAACTGAAGTTTATCTTACTCCTATGGGTAAAGATCACTTTCCTGATGATATTCTCGATTCGTGGAATAAAATCTATGAATCTAACATTCATAAGTTGGTACCCGATTTAATCTCCTTTGATTACTCTAACCGCTCCAAGTTTGGTCCTAGGTCTATCAGCAAACCTTGGTCGGAGAGGAAGAGTAGTATGTTTGAGTACTTTAAAACTCCAACATCTAAAATTAGTGAGCAAGAGCTTACTCAACGTATCCCTAACAAACACGGTAATTTAAGGCCTATATCCACCGAAAATGGTATGAAATATTTAAAGAATTCTACTAACTCCGGTTTACCCTTTTATACTAAGAAATCAAAGGTAAAAGATATCGCATTAAGTGATTATGATATTATACTTAAGAAAGAATATCCCTGTATATTATTCACTAGAACTCAAGAGCAGGATAAAACCAGAAATGTTTGGGGCTATCCTATTTGTGATACTCTACGTGAAATGCTTATATACAGACCTTTGTTAACTCACCAGTCTAAGCTTAACTGGCGCTCGGTTCTTTTAGGACCTGATTACGTTGATAAAGAGGTTTCTAGAATATTCCTCAATGCATTGGAAAATGACTTAAAATTATATTCAGTCGACTTCTCCACTTATGACGCTACTGTCGGAGACATACTTCAGAAGAGTTCTTTTAGATACATAAAAATGCTATTTCAACCTCAATACAATGACTTGATAAACGAAATATCTACAAGATTTGGTAATATACCTATCCTTACCCCGTCAGGTGTTATTCGTGGCTTTCATGGTGTTCCTTCTGGGTCAACCCTTACCAACGAGTTGGATTCAATTGCCCAATATCTTATTTCTAAAGATATAATAGATGATAGCAGAATACAAGTTCAAGGTGACGACGGCCTTTATGCTACAACTGATCATGAGAAAGAATTATTATCTAAAAGGTTCATCTCATGTGGTTTAATATTGAATGATGATAAATCATACTACTCAAAGGACTATTGTGTATATCTTCAAAGGATGTATCATAAGGAGTACCTTAAGAATGGTTTTATTGGTGGGATCTACTCTGTTTACCGCGCAGTAAATAGACTGGTCTTTCAAGAGCGTTACGCTAATTTTGAGGAATATGGTCTTTCTGGTAAAGATTATTATAGTTTGAGAGCTATAAGTATATTAGAAAATTGTAAGTATCATCCTCTATTTAAAGAGTTAGTGGCCTTTGTATTCAGCAAAGATAAATACTTGATGGATTTCTCCGAAGAATCAGTCATTAATTATAATAAAATGGTTAATCAGGGTTCAGGTACGGGTGGTGTCATTAATAATCAATTAGGTGACAATATATCAGGAATAAAGTCATTTGATACGGTTAAAGTTATTAATGGTTTGCGCTAAGCCAGATAGTATACTAAGT